AACACCTTCAGATTCTTGTCCACGAACAATTACAGGAGCAAAGATACGAACTTTCGGATCTAATTTCTTAGCCAAGCGCCAGTTTTCTTTATCGTTTGTACCACGAAGTTGTTTTGCAAATTCTGCAATTGGATCTTTTTCGCCCCAGTTCAAAGGAGAAGCGATTACTTTTTTACTACCAATACCATAGTAGAATTTCATTTCCGTGAATGGGAAATCTTTGTTGTATTTGAAAGGAACAACACGAACCGTTTGTTTACCAACTTGCGGTTTAAAGCGCTTTGTTTGGTTGTTTGAGCCACCACCTGATGAGGGTTGTTTTTGCATGGACTCAAGCTTTTTCTTAATAGCATCAAGATTCATAATATAACTAATTTATTTGTTTACAACTTAAATATAATAACCTTTATTCACTAAACCAAACTAGATTTCAACTATCTTGAAAATCTTTGTGTTTAGTTGCTTTATCTCATTGTGTTGAGTTAACAATATACAATTTCTGTAGTGTTGCCAGTTTACTGGGAAATTTGTATCGACTGCTCCTCCATTGAGTTTTTTAATTAACTCGTTTAGGGCATTTATTGTATATAGTGTGTTTGATTCTTTTTTTCTGTGTACCAAAATGGTATTATCGGGAATGTCGTTAACGTTGCCTTGGTCAACATTATATGTAATAACATATTCATTGTTGCTTTTAACATGCAACACAAACATTTTATTGTACATAATGGAATAGCGTCTTGACAGTTCTCCAACCAACGCCTCTAAATCATCCAAGGAAGTAAATGTGCAAAACAATCTATTGTTCATCAATAACGTATCAAATGTAAAATCATAGTCGAATTGATTATACATATGACGGGGTTGTTCCAAAGTGATATTCATAACTTTTATTTAATATTATCGTAGTTTGTACCTTTTTTGGTTTTAACTTGTAATTTGTATTTGTTAAATATTTCTAATATTTCAAGCATTACGTCCTTTTCATTTTTATCAAAATCAAACAAAAACGAATCGTACACATATAATACGAGTTTAGTATTTTTCCCTCGCAATACCTTAAAAATATCGTATAATATATTAACGTTATTTGCGGTTTCCAAGTTTTGTAACACGTAATTTAACAACTTTTGTGGATTCATATCCTCCAGTTCGTTATTATAAAACTTATAATCCGAAATTGGGCATTTAATATGTCCCCCATAATTAAATGTTTCCCACAAGTCGTCCGTATATGCTACTACTTTTTTAAAGAAGGGAAGTTCCCTATACTCTTTCCAAATCCCTCCATAAAGTTGCTTAAATGTGATCTCTTTTGCTTTGGCGTAATCCACATTATACATCTTAGCAAAACTCCCATGAATATCACTACTATCAAAAGTATAGTCAAGTAAGTTAGCAAGAAGGGTAGGGTGATAAGCACTAATGTCCATTTCGATAAACGAATCATTGCGCGGTATAATAAATTTTCTTTCTCCATTGAATTTATGTAATGCTGAAAAATTTATGTTATTAAAAGTATTTGAGGGTCTTGTTGTTAATGTGTTTAGGTTATAATGCGTGTATATAAACTCGTTTGCTTCTTTGTCAAAGTACTGTTCAAATAACTCTTGGTCTATTTTTATACCCGCTCGTTCTAATTGATTAAACACCAATGCCGCCTTATTGTAGAATGGATTTACCTTTGAGCTATCAAAATTAGCATAGTTCTGTTCACATACCTCATAATGTTTTACGATCGGTACAATTGTGTTTAGATTTTGTATCTCCGGATACCTGTTGTAAATTTGTGTGTGAGCTGTTGTTGGTTGAGGTATATACGTATTGGGGGAGGGTGAGGGTTGGGAGCAATGCTTAAGAGCAAAATAATGTAAAAACTCTTTTTTATCCCTTACATAAATGTTTTCAATACTGTTTAATACTTTTAAACAATCCTCTATTGTTGCATTTATTGTTTCACTATGATTTATTGGAATAATATACCCTTTTGTATCGTTTTTTGGACGAACATATAAAGCACACACATCGTTTTCAACAGCATGTAAGTTATGTGAGTTGGGTATTACCTCAACATAAGCAATTTCATGTTTTAAACTTGCGAGTAATTCAATATGTTTAGGATCTTCTATCAGCCAATACATGCTGTAAAGATACTAACGTATTTTTAGGAACCCAAGTAATATTTTAAAAATTTATCCTGAAAATATTGGGTAAATCCGTACCAAGGGATATTTTGTTCAAGGGCTTGAACTGTGGCTTTGTTTGAAAGGAATACTTGGTTTTGATTACCTTGGATTACCCACAATACAATTGCAGGAGTGTAGAGATCCCAAGCTATTTTAGGGTCTTTATTTTGAAGTTTTTGGTAAGTATCTTGATTAATTTCAAGATATTTTAATTCATTATTTTTCTTACAGAAGTATCTATTAAACTGTCCGTTTATTTTATCTTGATCTGTTGGAAGAGTTAGGTTAAATGATGGAATAATTCTTACTTGATTAGTATCTGTATTTGTAGCATCATTATAATTTATATCAGTAACATTATAATAATATATAGTATTATCGAAATCAGGATTATCTAAAACATTTGTTGAATCATATAATGCAGTTGAATTTTGAAAAGAGAGTAAAATATTAGGACCATCTTGAGGGTTTCTCCCAGTATATAATTGACCATTAGAAGTTTCATAATAATATCCTTGATAAGGTTGATTAGTTATTGAATTAGAAAATTCACCCCCATTAGTATATAAATTAGTTTTTATTTGAGATTTTGGGTAATACATTTTAATTATTTTTTAACTATATCAAAATATTTTCTTTTTTCTCTAGATAAAGAAATAGCGTCTTCTCCATCATTGAATATACTTCCAGAATTGGCTTTAGCAAAGTAAACAAGAGCTTCATCTACGGAGGTAAAGTTATTCATGAAATTTAAAGGGGATTTTCCTCCTCTTTTAAATACATTTCTAAAGAAAACAAATGCTACTTTTGCTGCTATTTTAGGTTCATTTAATTTATCAGGATATTTTACTAGGTCTATACCAAATTCTTCACTATATACTTTATAGTTACCTTTCCAAGTAATTTGATTAAATCCTCTACCCCTATATTTGTATCCGTCTCCCCATTCTTTATTTCCTACAACAGTTCCATCTTTTCCAGGAGATCTCATTCCTGGAGGTGTAGAGGTTTTAACACCATAAACAAAATTTGCTAATTTTACTGGGTCGCCAGCATATTTAGCGGCTAGAGCATTATAATTGTTTTTTCCTTCACCTTTTTTAACTTCTTTACCGGTTTTAGAGAATGCACCCCATACTTCAGGTAGTCTTTCTTTTGAATACTTTAAAATTTCATTTTGAGGAATCCAACCACTTTCTTTTCCAATTACACATAATGCTCCTACTATAGCATATGGATTTGTTACTCCATATTCTTTAAATGTATCTATTATTAAATCTATATTTTTACCGGCTTGAGTGCTACTTGGGTATTTAGGGTGGGTAATTTCCCATCCTGAAGATGGAGGGTTTGCTCCTAGAGGGGCATCATTAAAATTTATACCACTAATTCCATTATTTACACTTTGTTGGATTACTTCAGGAAGAACAATTGCTGTTGATTGTTTTCCAGTTTTAGGTATTAATGTAGTTTCAATTTGAGTTGTCCAATCGTTGTTTGATAAGTTATGAGATACTCCAGTTACAATTAAGTCAGCGGTTTTACCATATACTTTGGGTAAAAATTCAGTATTAACGCTAAGTTTATTATATATTTTAATTCCTGATATGCCGTCTAAAGTAAGGTTTAATTTAAATGGGATAAAACCTACAGTACCTCCGGCAGTTGGTTGGTCTTTTGCTTCTTTAGCTAAAATATATTTGTAATATTCTGTTACAACAGATAAATTACGTTCTATAGCATCAGTATTTAATTTAAATGAACCTTGAAGACCAGTTAATCCATAACGAGTTACATATCCTTTCTGTGAAGCAAATTCCTTAGAATAGTTAACTTCGGCTTCATTATCAGTGCCAGATTTTTGAACTGAGTTTTCATTTCCCGGGGTTAATTCTTCTTTAAATCGATCTGTTAATCCTACATTCCATTTAGAAAATGCGGTGGCTTCAGTTCCTTTAACATACCCACCAGCGGTTGCTCCTACAGTAATCATAGTTGCAAATTCAGGGGTAATAGCAGTTTTTAAATCAACATTTCGAACAAAATTAGAAATATAGTTTTGACCTATTTTATCATACCCATATACTTGAAGAATATAATTACTTTTTTCACTTGCTGTTTTACCGGGAATTGGAGTGGTATCTATAATAGATAGGGTATTAGAACTCTCATCAATTACTGGTTCTAGATTATTAATTCCTCCTAAAGCTTTGTTTAAACCGGTACATATAGAGGATAAAAACTCAAATACACTAACATCTCCTTTATCATCTGTTTTTAAACATTCTAATATAAAATCAAAATTTAAATAGATGTTCATTGTATATGCTACGTTAGCATTAGAGCTTGCTTTTCCATTATCTACTTGCCTAAAATAAGGTAACTCTTGAAATACTTGAGTATTTCTCTGAGGGTTACCAGAATAGAAATTACTATTTCTAACAAGACAAACTCTTGGATCTAAAGATATTTGGTTTGGAAGTGAATACATGTAATTTTCCCAAGTGTCAAAATCTATATTAAACATTTGAGGATTATTATCATGAGTATCTCCAACTTTTATTCTAGGAGTAATATTTTCATGAATAAATTGTAGCAAATAACCAAATCTAAGATAAAATTGTTTTGGGGTAGAAGCTAAACGAAATGCGTCTTTAGAACCAGCATCTTCTATAGGATTATCAACTTTAATTTCTGTTTTTTTACCTATTTGTTTAAGCTTAATTACAATATCGACGCCCCCTTCTTTTTTAATTTCTGCTCTAAATTTTTCTTTTAGATCTTGAAGATATTCTTCATCATTACGTTTGTCTTGGGTGACTGAATATTCTTGAGAGGATTTTGTTGCCATAACTTAAGTATTAATATTTTGGTCCATAATCATACCTTTCAGTAATTTCTTTTAATCTTTGTCTTTCTCTTTCTTCTGCTTCTTGTTCTGCTTTACTAGTATATTTAGCTACAAATTTGAATTTAATTTGGCCTGTAGTAATTGTAGAACCATCTGATCCTTCTTGGGTAGGGACAAGAAAACTAGCTAATCCAAAACTTTCACCATCTGCTGGGTTGATATGGATTTTATTTCCTCTAGGTTCAGGGGTGTTATTTATATATTTCCAAATATAAAGCATAGAAGATATAATATTTGCAGATTTATTATCTTCTAATACATCGGGTTCAGATGGAGCTTCATCAGTAGATACAGGGGGGTTAAGTTTACCTGTATTTTGGAGGAAATCTAAAGTACCTTTATCAACAGATAAATTGGTTTTGATAGATTCAATAACATCTCCTAAACTAATTATAGTAAGTTCAATATCATATGACCCATCAATATTAAATGACCAGTTAAAATTAGATACTTTTCCTAATATTCCATCATAGTTTCCGGAATAATAATCTCTTTTTTCTTCAATTTTATCTAAAACATCAAAATAATTACCTTTTGATTCTACTGTAAAAAAGAATTCTTCTACTAGTGTAGCACGAAGAACAGTTTTTTGTCCGTATTTGTTGTCTATAAATAAACTATTTCCCCATTCAAGTAATACAGTATAACCTAAACGCATATATAACAAGTCAAGAATTTCAAATTGTTCTCTATTGTTTGCTTTTAATTTTACTGTAGCTTTTTTAATTGAACCTCGGTTTAATGTTTTTACATCAATACTTTCAATACCAGGCATTGGGGAAAATCCATATGAGCCATAAGTATATGAACTCTTATCATCACGAGGTAAAAAACCACTTCGTTGTTGAAGTTTATCAAAATTTCTGCTTCTTACTTCAGCTAATGCAGCAGTACCCCCAAATAATATATTATTTTTAGCTAAATTTAATCCTCTATTATTTTCAACTTGGGTTTGAGAAAAACCAATTTCTCTTAGTCTAGTACTATCAGTAATTGAGATTCCTGAAGCTAATTTTATCCAAGATGTAGTTGCATTGAGAACATCTAATTGATTATCATCTCTAAAAGTGGTGTTTACTCCACTTCCATGAAGGGATTGTCTCCTATTGATCTGCTTAGCTACATATCCTTCTAATTCTTCTCCTATTATAGCCATAACTTTATATTGTTTGATTTAAAGCATCATATTGTGATAATATAGATGTTAATCTAAGTGGTGAAGGTATTCTTATTTGAGCACCAACAGCAGGAAATAAAGAAGCTGAGTCTTGGCTAGGGTTAGCACGATTGATAATCCACCATAAGTCAGGATCTTTATAAAATGTTAAAGCCATAACATCATATCTATCACCTTGTATAGTATACACATAAATATCTTGAGGGTCAAGGGTAATTGTAGGATATTTTACATTTATGTACCTTAGTTTTTGGTCTACAGTAGATATCTGTGTAACTGGGCGAGTTAATGGGGTTTGGGAATATCTTGGCATATGTTAAGAGTTATTATTGAACAAGTATACCTGATTGGTTTCCTAAAACAGTATCAACACTAACAGGTGATTGTGGTACTTCATTTATTTGAATTTGGGATCGTAATTCAATTCTAGTTTCTTGTAATGCCCCGGCACTAGTATTTTTAGCATTAAATGTATTGTTAGGATCAATAAATCTTTGATTTCCTGGGTCTATAAGGAGAGTGCTTTCTGCAATTCCTTCCCCTTTACGAGTAAATTCATTTGACCATGTTTGTTTAGATGGTCTAAATTTCTGGATTGGGGTAAAGTTAAGGGTAACTTTAATCATATGAGGTAATTGTCTAGCAGTTCCACTAACAGCACTACCACTAACAAATTTAGTGTCTCTATTTATTTCCCATGGAGATTCTTCAGGAATATCATAAGTTAATGAAGTAATAATTCCAGGTTGGTCATAGATATAGTCTCCTAAAGTAATGTAAGCTATGTTTCCACACATGTATCCTGAGGTTAAACTGTCTAGATATTCAGGGGCTAAAGATGATGCAAGGAAATTTAATTTATCATACATTACATTTAATTCATCTTTAGATTGAGCAACAACAGTAAATCCTAATGACATTTGACGATCATACCCACCATATTTGTAGAATTTTTCCCCTCTACCCATATATTTTATACCATTCCATTCAGCAGTATATGAATCTTGTACGTTATCAATAAATGCTCTAAAGTGCATATATTTTCTATATGATAATCCTGTTATTCCTTGTTCAGGTTTATTTTGATCATCATTGTTTAATATAGCAATTGAAAATTCAATTATATCATTTAATTCTTCCAATCCTTCTTGACCATATTGACCATATCTAGAACCATTTTTATATTCAGATTTATAAATTGGGTAGGCAGTAACAGAATCTAAAGGTTGAGAAATAGAAGAATCATTAACTAAACTTCCTGATGCGGGATTGGATCTATTTCGGCGTCTATTCCCTGCTGAAATTCCAGTTCCACCTGTAAGATTAAATCTTTTTTCAAAATCTTGTGGGTAATTTGAAGTAGGGGAAAGGAATGTAGAATTTTCTTTTGTTAAAGGTATTAATGTTCGAAAATCTTCAAGAGTTTCTGAATTAATATTTGATTCTTGGGCAGCTAATTGTTGCTCACTTAAAGTAGAATTATTTGATGGTTTTATGTCCCAAGGTTGAATAGTAAGGGCCCCATCATATCCTCCAGCTAAGACATCATTAAAATATGTAGGAACACCAAAATATTGTTCTTCAGTTACTGAAGGATTTTTCTTTTGGTATTGTCTGTATACACTAGAATATAATTGTTTTCCATCAAATATTGGATCTAAACCGTATACTATTGGGTTTCCAGGTGAATGATTTAAGTATCCTATCCCAGCATATGGATCAACCATAACATATCCGGTTCTTAATGGAGTTTCACCATCATTGGATGTTGCAAATTTAATTTTAGTTCTAGAAAGACCTAATAAGCTTCCTGGGCCGCCACCATAGGAAAGAAGGGTAGAGCTATTACTTACTTGGGATTCATTACTCGGGTTAAGGCCAAATTTATTCCAAAGTTTAAGTAATCTATTTTGAAGAATATCTGTAAGTTGGATTTGGAGACCATCTAATTCATCTTCTAAATTACTTACTTTTTTCTTTAATCGATTTTCTTTAATTTGATCCCACTTAACACTAAGCTCAAATTGTTGTTGTTGAAGTTTATTAAGTGTATTATTTATTCTATTATTATTTTCTATAGAAAATACATTGCTTACTGGTTGTGTAGGGCTATAAGCAGTTTGGGTAGCAAGATCTTGTTGAGTTTGAATTAAGCTATTATTAGTTTTAATAATATTTTGGTTAATCTTATCAACTTTTCTTTGAACAGATTTTGGAATAGAGGTTCCAGTTACTTGAATTTGATTTTTTTTATAAACTGCTTCTTGATATTTTTCAATAGATAAAAAAGGAATCACACCTGTTGGATCAATACCTTGTTTATTCAATGATGTCCCTGTAAAACCTACTAAAGCTTGAGCCACTGTTGAAGTAGGTAAATAGATACCCTCATTTAAAACTCCACCTAAATATGCTGGAGTAGGTCGAATAGCTTCTGTTTTGACTCCTACACGAGATAAAATATTTTGTTTAGTAGAAAATAAAATACCTGATGGATTGTTTATATCGGTAAAATATTTGGTTAAACGAGTTGCATCTTCAGCAGCTGATAATGGGGCTAAAATCCCACCGCGAATTAAAAAGTCACTATAAAATGCAGGATTTTTAAATTCTTCTTGAACTGGTTTTTTTATGTAGGGTTGATTACTTGAACCTCCTCCAGGTCTATCTTTACCAAATGAGATACTTTTTTGGCCAAAAGAATTAGCAGTAGAAACACCTCCTACTTGCCCTTCGGAATTTCCAGCATAAAATTGAAAATCTTCAGGATTGGTTAATAATTTGACAAGGAAAGAACCCATAATGTTATTGAACTAAAAATGAAATTTGGTTTACATACCCTTTTGAAGGAAGTGAAGTGTATTTTGGCTTATAAGAAGGATCAGCAGTTATCGGATCATTTAAATCCAATTCAGAAGGTAATGGAACAGGGGATATTTCTCCGTCTTGATAAGCATTCATAGCTTCATTAACCTGTGAAAATTGTTCTCCAGTTACTGAGTATCCTGCTTCGTCTTTTTCTTGGTTAAAATGAAGAGGAGATTGTTTAGTGGCTAAAATATTAACATTTATGTCTGACCCATTACTGTAGCTTAAAGCAGACCCATTTTCCACTAATCTAGCTCTAATACTTTGTTGTTTTGAAGGAGGTAGATTAGTTGATGATGCCGCTGGTGGTGCAGTGGTTAGAGGCATATCTCAATTATTGAGGTAAATTATTCAAATATTGTGACGGGGTAATGCCGTTTATATCTAATTGAGAAGGAAGTGGAATTTGATTTGGAGTACCATCATCATACCCATTATATTGGGTAGTTACTAAGTTAGCATTAGCTCCATCCAATGAATACCCAGGTGCACCACCATCAGCATGCAATTTTGATTGTTGTGTTGCAAGTGGGTTTGTAGGAGGTGTAGTACCATCATATGCACTATAAGCAGATCCTTCAATTGTTAATTTATCTAATAGTCCCATAATATATTTTTTTATTATAAATATTAAATGTTAAGAAATTTGGTAAGCTTTTGTTCTACTTTCATCTCCTACAGTATTAGGATCACTGTAAATAGCTTTAGTTACATTTTTTCCATCAATTTGTACTATAATAGAACGATTAGCTAAAGCGTTTATGTCACGTCGTAATTCGTAAATTGCGTTTACGACAGATGACATATCTATAGAACCACCATTTGAAGATTTTTTATTAGAAAGTAACTTGGTACCAGCCATTACTGTATCCTTATCATTTAACTGGATAGCACCTTCAGGGCCAAATAAAGTACGTTTACCATATCCTCCACCACTTGGAGGAGGAGACATTATATCATTTCCTTTTTTAGTATCTGAGTCGGAGGAAGAAGACATAGCATATACAGTACCGGCTACTGCTAAACCCACGGCAGCTGCTACGGGGTTCATAATAGCAAATGCTGCTGCTAATGCAAAAGCTACAGCTTTTATAGTGGTTAGCATTGCTTTTAATTTATTTGTATCTCCTAATAATTTTGCTAAATAATCTACAAATTTTGCTGCAGGTCCTTCAACTATAGAAGCAAGCATAGCTTTTAATTTTTCTATAGCTGCATTAAATTTTTCTTGAGCTGAAACTTTTTCTAGGGCCGCTTTAGCATCGTCTTCATTTCCAATAGAATTTTCAAGCATTCTCACTTTATCCATATCGCCTTGCTTTTTAGCTAAAGCAATTTGTTCTTCAACTTGTTGACGGGTTTGGGAACCTAATTTAGCAAGATTTTCTTGAGCTATTAATGAATCTGCTAATTCATCAGCACTCATACCAACAGATTTAGCTAATGCTTCCTGTTGAATAACATTCATATTAGTAAAATCAGCAGCTGTACCTATTTGTTTAGCCATTTCTGCAGCAGCTTCAGCAGACTGTCCATTTAAAGCTAAACCTCTAGCACGTTCTAAATTAAGTGATTTACCAGTTAATAATTCTGCACTTAATTCGTTTTCAATTGATGATTCAAAATCTAATAAACTATTTGCAGCTTTAGCGGCTTGTTCTAAAGTAAGACCTAATTTTTTAGTTTGTACTACGGCTGATGCTATTAGTTTTGGGTTATTGGCGTATTGTAATCTTAATTGGCCTGATACTTTAGCAACTTCTCCAATTACTTTTTTATTGTCTAGTTGTACTCCAGTTTGTTTAGCTAATGCTGCTGTTTGTTTAATAACAGATCCTGTTACTTCTCGAGCAGTCATCCCATTAGACATAGCTAATTGTTGAATACCAGCAGCTTCTTCTGCTTGGAATCCCATTTGTTTAGTTAAAAGAACTTGATCTTTTAATTGACTTTCAGTAAAACCTCTAGTAGCTCCCATAGCATCAGCTAGTTCAAGTTGAGCATTAACTAAATTGGTGGTGGTTTCAAATAAACTATCCCCGGTATTTTGGATTTCCACAAATCTATCTCTAGTAGCAGCTGCTTCTTGTTGAGAAACTGCCATAGATTTAGACATATTAGTAATTTCGGTATCGGCTTTAAATCCTAAATCAAGGAACATTTTAAAACCTTTAACAAGCAATCCAATTAATACTAATGGATCTGAAAAAGAGGTTAATAAGCTTTTCCCCATACTGGCTAGACCAGTACCCATTACTTGAAATGCGTTTCCTCCTGCTTTGGCTTTTTCTCTGGCTAAATCTAGTGCTTCATTAGTTTCTAATAGTGGTCCTACTATTGGGATTTTACTCATCCCATCAAGTAAAGCCCCAGTAACACCTAATCTTTTACTATATTTTTCTTCTTCTTCAAGTCTATCGTTAAGTAAATTATTTGTTCGTTGAAAAACATCATTTTGTTCTTCATAAGCAGCTATAATTGCATGTTCTTGAGGAGTTTGAGCACCTCTTTTTTTAATAGTTTCAGCTGCTGCTTTAAACTGGTCTTGAAGTATTTTAAGTTTAGATTGTTCTTGTTTAAGTTGTTTTTTATTTAAATCAGTATATCCTCTTTGGTCACTTTTTAATTTAGAGGCTATAGATTCTAATCCTGAAAGAGATTTAGTAGAATTCTTAATATATTTATCTCCCTTTTCTAATTCATCATTAATACCTTCAAGTTCAGCAAGAAGTCCAGCAAAACCTTGGTTTTGATCTGCTATTCTATCGGAAATATCTTCAAGGGTAGATTGATAAGCATCTAAACTAGCATTTACTGCATTAAGGGCTTTTAATTGCTCTCTATAGTTTTCAGCAGATTTTCCACTTAATTTGGAAATCTGATCCTCTATTTTTTTCCTTAAATCATCTTTATTATCAGCAGCCATTTAGATATTTTGTTATAAATATTAAAAATTAATATTTTTAGCTATATTTAATTGGTTTTTTAGTATTTTTAACTTGTTGGAGTAATTCTGGGGTTTTGATTTTACCGTCAGAACCGATTACAGTTTGTCTTCCTCCACTACTTTGTTTTCCTTCAGCAGCATCCTTTTGTTCTTCGTAATAATTTTTTATTTCGTTAAAGGTAAATTTACGAAGCCAAATAGGCATGTTATAAATGGTGTTCCAATCGTATCCTCCTTTTCCATGAAAACATATTTCATGTATTTGTGTAAAAATCGCGGCTCTAGCTTGGGGGACTATATCAGATGTCAGGCCAAAAAAAGCTAACCCCAATTGGAATATTGACTCTATTGTCCCCTTCACTGGGAAAGAAAGA